CGACGGCACCTCGAAGCGCCTGCCAGCCACGGGAGAGAAGTCCGGGCGCCGGATCGCTTGGCTCGTGTACGGCACCGACAAGCGCATGGACGACGTGCGCGGCAAACCGCTGCTCTCGCTCGTGCTGCAGTCGCTCAAAGAGATCGACCGGTACCGGGACAGCACGCAGCGCAAGGCCACCGTGCTTTCGATGCTGGCCATGTTCATCGCCAAGGGCGAGGACAAGCCGGGGACGAGGCCGCTCACGGCTGCCGGCGCCCAGCGGCGCGACGCTCTCTCAACGGCCACGGTGGACGCTGCAGAGCGCGACTTCAACGCGCCGCGCCTGATTCCCGGCCTGGCCCTGGACGAGCTCCAACACGGCGAGGAGCCCAAGGCGTTCCAGACGCAGGGCACCGTCGAGAGCTTCGGTGACTTCGAAGACGCGATCATGGCGCACGTGGCGTGGGGCAACGGCGTCCCGCCCGAGATCCTGACGCTCGCCTTCACCAACAACTACAGCGCGAGCCAGGCGGCGATCAACGAATTCAAGCTCAACCTGAACACGTGGCGCACGAGTTTCGGCGACTGCTTCTGCCAGCCTACCTACATCGAGTGGCTGCGCGCCGTGGTGCTCACCCGCAAGCTCGAAGCCCCGGGCATGCTCGAGGCCGCGAACGACAACGCGAAATACGACATCTTCGCGGCGTGGGTTTCGAGCGATTGGAGCGGGCACATCAAGCCCGCGGTCGATCTTTCGAAGCTTGTCGGCGGGTACGAAAAGCTGCTCGATCGCGGGCTCATCACGTACGACCGCGCGTCTCGTGAGCTGACCGGCACGAAGTTCTCGAAGAACGTCAAGAAGATCACCCGCGAGATCGCCGCGCTCGCGAAGGCGCTCGAGCCGCTCAAGCTGCTCGAAGCGCTCACCAAACCAAAGCCGGTCGTCCAAGCCGCGCCGGACCCGACCGACGACACCCAAGACGCGGACGAGCCGGTCAAACATAAGAAGGCCAGCTGATGCTGAAGATGTTTCTCCGCCAAGACGTGGCCGAGCGGATCGCGCGCGTCTACCTGTCCGGGATTACCCCTTCGAGCAAACAGCTTGAAGATTTCAAGGCGGCACGCGCCGCGCGTGCCCACGCGGCGACGACTACGGATGGCGCCCGAACTGCTGCGAGCAACGACCCGAAGAACTATTGCGTCGTCGGCGGCACTGCGCAGATCACCATTGAGGGCGTGCTCACCGAAGAGCCTGACTTCTGGTGCTGGTTGCTGGACATTCCCAACACCGCATACGCGGAGATCCGTGACGGCCTGGCGCTCGCGGGAGCCGATCCGCTGGTCTCGAAGGTGCTCTTCGTGGTGCGCAGCCCGGGCGGGTACTGCGATGGGCTGTTCGAGACACTAGCGGCCATCGAGGCGTTCACGCCGCAAAAGACGATCACTGTAGACGCCTCGCTGGCGTGCTCCGCCGCCTACGCCATTGCCGCGATGGGCGGGAAGATCCGAGCTCTCGGGCCCGCGTCCGAATTCGGAAGCGTCGGTGTCGCGCGGCAGTACTTCATCGATCTCGAGCATATCGTCGAAATCGCGAGCACTGCGGCGCCAAACAAGCGCCCCGACGTGAGCACCGAGGAGGGCAAGGCCATCGTGCGCGCAGAGCTCGATGCCATGCACGAGCTGTTTGCGGACGCAATCGCGCGTGGCCGGCAGGCCGCTACGGGCAAGGAGTACACGATCGAACAGGTCAACGCGGATTTTGGCCGCGGCGGCGTTCTGCTCGCGGCCGCAGCGGCAGCAGCCGGCATGGTCGACAAGGTGGTGAAGCCACCGAAGCGCGGCTCATACGCGATCGACGAAGGTGGCGACGAGCCTCCGCCCGCGGCCCCGGCGGCAGTGGCACTCGCGACACCGCCCCAAGCAACTCAACCCCAGCAGATCGCACCTGAACCACCGCAGCCCACGGCGAGCAATGTCGTGCCACTGCACCCATCAACGCCTCGTGCATCGGGGCAAGGAAAAAAGACCATGAACAAGCACGAGCTGAAGACCCAGCACCCCGATACCTACGCGGCGATCCTCGAAGAGGGAAGGGTTTCGGGAAAGGCAGAAGGGCTCACCGAGGGCGAGGCCAAGGAGCGCAAGCGCGTGAACGCTCACCTGAAGATGGGCGCGAGCCACAAGGCCATGGACATCGCCACGAAGGCGATCGCATCGGGCGCTAGCTTGGCGGACGAAGAGTGCCTCGCGGACTACCTTTCCGCAGGGAAGAACGCTGACGCGCAGCAGGCGCGCCAGGCAGACAGCGACGCGGCCGGTGCGATCGTCGCCGGCGCAGCCCCCGTGACTGGTGCCGAAGGCGCGCCCGACAATGGCGACCTGATGGCCCGCGCCATGAATCTGCCGGCCCCTGCTGCCGCGGCGCGCGCGTAAGCGCCCGAGCCGAAAACCCCAACGCTCCAACTAGCAACGCCAACCAAGGACTTTAGAACATGGCGACTGTAGTCAAAACGACCTGCGACATCAGCGCGATTCAGTGCGGCGGTGACGCGGAATTCAAGGACGATCTCATCACCTTCGCTGGTGCGGTCACCTTCCTGGCGGGCACTCTGCTCGCCCTCGACACCTCCACCCTCAAGTACGTCAAGTTCGTGAAGGGCGGCTCCACGAACGGCAACGGCGTCCCCAGCGCAGTGCTGACCTACCCGCTCACCGCCACGGGCGCGGGCGACGTGAAGGCGCGCGTTCTGATCGAAGGCAAGGTGAAGAAAGAACACCTCGTCATCGACGCGGACGGCAACGACACCAACATCGACAATGCGGTGATGTTGCAGCTCCGCGACTACGGAATCATCCCCGTATCGACTCAGCAGCTCTCCGTGCTCGACCCCTGAGGGCGAGTTCGCTGCCAGTCACTCAGTAGAAAAACCAACGCGCAAACAGGCCTGACTGCCGCGAGAGATCGCGCCGCGGTCGGGCCGCGGTGCGCCCACCGATCCCCCGAAAAGGACGCAAGACATGTCTTCCACCAGCACGATTCAGATGATCGAGCAGCTCCGCGTCATCGCGGGCGCGCCGATGTTCTTCGCCAGTAACTTCAAGACTGGCCCGCGCAACATCCACAACAGTGAGACGATCGAGCTCGATGTCGTGCGGGAGGACGAGGACATCGCCGTTCCCGTTCCCGACATCACTGCCGGCTACCGCAACAACGAGCGGACCAAGTACGTCAACAAGGGTTTCACTCCCCCCGTGATCAAGGAGCAGATCACGATCGTGGTGTGGGAGCAGTTCAAGCGCCAGCCGGGCATGAACCCCTTCGAAAATCCGGACTTCGCGCGCGCTGCGGGCGAGCAGGTTTTCAGCGGCCTCCGCCTGGTCTCGAACAAGGTACGCCGCACCTGCGAGCTCATGGGCTCCCAGGTGATGCAGTCCGGCGTCATCTCGATCCCCGACGCCGCCGGCGCCACCATCTACACGCTCGACTTCGGCGTTCGCGCTGGCCACAAGGTCACCACGACCGCATGGGCAGCGGACGGCACCACCGGCGATCCGCTGGGCGACATCGGGGCGCTTTCGCACGTGATCCGCAAGGACGGCAAGCGCCGCCCGGGCCGGCTCGCGTTCGGCAACGGCGCGATGAAGCGGTTTCTCAAGAACCCCGCCGTTCAGCTTCAGCTCGACAAGACCAAGCTCAACCTGGGCGCGCTCGACCCCGCGAATCGCAGCGAGGACGCGACCTTCTACGGGATGATCTGGGTCGAGCAATACCAGTACGAGCTCTGGCTCTACGACGCCTACTACAAGCACCCGAACACCGGGACGCTGACGCCGTACCTCGGCGACAACAAGGTGGTCATGTGGTCGCCCAACGCGCGGATGGATCTCAGCTACGGGACGATCCCGAAGATGACGACGCCCGACGCGCGTGCGGCGAACTTCCTGCCGCCCCGCATGAGCATCCCGGAGATCGGCATCGATCTGCAGGCGTTCTCCTACTTCACGCCGGACGGCGACAACCTGATCGTCACCCTCGGCGCACGCCCCCTCACGATTCCGACCGAGCTCGACTCGTTCGGCTGCCTGACGGTGTTCTGAGCAATCCGGCGGCGCAGCCCTGCTGCGTCGCCTTCTTCGACAGATGCCCGAGTCGGGCGATCACAGGAGTAGACCCATGGCGAATCCGAACAAGCCGGGCGATCAAATCGCGCCGGCCGACGAAGCAGCGGCGGCCGCGAAGACTAGTGAGCTGAAAGTCGCCCCGGGCCTGTCGGTGACGACCAAGCGCGGCATCGTCAGCGAGGGCGAGACCGTCAGCGCGCGGGACTTCGTCCACGGCAAGACTGACGTCGAAGACCTCCTGGCCCGCGGCGCACTCGTCAAGTCGTGAGCCTCCTCGCCCAAGCCGTCGCGGACTCGCGAGCAATCGTCGAGGACGCGGCGGGCTTCTCCCAGCTGCTCACCTTCACGAGCCCTGACGGGGTCGTGCTCGAGCTGCGGGGGGGG